GGCCGATGATCATGATGAATGGCGCAAGTCTCGCGACGCGACTTACGAGTACATGCACCGCATCCGTGTAAAAGGCCTTCGCATCATCGAAGATGCCCTCGAGGACGAAGAATGTAAACCCGAGTTCGCCCTCAAGGTCTTCGACTCAATGGCCGATCGCACTGAATACCATCGCAAGTCCACCAAAGAAAACGTCAACATCGACTTCGCAGCCCGACTCGAAGTCGCGATCGCCCGATCAGTCCGTGTGATCGACGCCAATCGTCTCGACGACTAAACCAATCGGCGGCGGCTCTCCCTCGACGCCGATGGCCCCAGAGATTCGTAATGTGTTTTGGCTTTCACGTTGCTTGTAGTCTCTGGGGTCTTTTCTTAGAAGGAACGATTCGATGAATTCTTCATCTTACCTTCGCTGGGTCACTGCTTGGTGGATCGCTGCCGCTGCCATTCTCGTCTTCGGTGCCTTCGCCAAGGCCCAGACTTTCGGCTCTCCCCAGACCGTCATCACTGCCTATCGCTACCTCAACATCACCGGCCAAGCCACGACCACAGTTAAATCCGGCGGCGGCATCCTCCATACCATCTGCGTCAACACCCCTGCCGCGACTGAAACCATCACCATCTACGACAACACCGCGGCCTCGGGCACCAAGATCGGCACCATCACCGTCTTTGCCTCAACCAATCCCTGCTTGACCTACGACGTCAACTTCACCACCGGCCTGACCCTCGTCACCGAGACCGCCTCGTCCGATCTGACCGTGAGCTACTACTAATGCGTAAGCTCCTAGCCCTCCTCACAGCCTTCGCCAGCCCTGCACTGGCCCAGACTCCTGCGGGCGTAATCAACGCCCCGATCTACGCTACCGGCTATATTTCTCAGGTTGGCGGGACTAATGTCACCACTAACATCCCTCCCCAACCCAATCACCCGACTAATCTTAACATCTACACCACCGGCGCCATCTCAGGCACATGGACCATCAAACTTCCAAACCCTGCGTTTGAAGGGCAGATGCTCTCCTTCAACTGCGGCGCTGCGGCCAATGCCATTTCTATAGTTTCCTCTGATGGTTCTTCCATCGACTCAAACCTTCCATCTTCTTGTTCCGCCAATGGCGGCTTTGTCGCACAATTCGATCTTCGTTCCAACATTTGGCGCAGCCTTGGCTCGGGCTATTCTGCAAACTTTCGGCCATTCGCCGGCGTGACCTCGCAATGGCCGTGGCAGTTGAATGCGGACGGAACATGGACGCTAAAGCAGCCCGACGCATCGGACGTGACGTTTACGCAGTCCGGCACGGGCGCGACTCCCAGGACGGTCTACGACAAGATCGCCGAACGGATTTCTACCGCAGACTTTGGCGCAAAATGCGATGGGGCAACCGATGATACTGCCGCCATCCAGGCGGCAGTAAACGCGGCAATCTCGCAGAACAAACCACTATATATTCAGCCGTCGGCGACTGGTTGCATCGTTTCGCAGAATGGACCTCACTCGTATTCACTCCTCTTTGAGTTACCGATTGAAATTATTGGAAGCCCTGGCGAAAGTTGGATAAGGCCAGCTCCCACGATGGCGAACACAGTTGATGTTCTGTATTTTACTGGGAGCACTGTCGATTACAAACCAACGGTCATTGACGGCGTTTCCATAGGAAATCCATTAGCCGCGACAAGGGCGGGGCACCACGCCGTCGTGTTCGATACGCTCAGCGTAAACCAGAGATTTCTGCGCCCGCAAATCCGCAACAGCTATTTTTCGCCGCCTGCTTCTGGTGGCGGATACAGTGTGTTTGCAATCAACTCGGAGACAAATAACCCCAACGGGGGGTTTGCATATGGCACGATCAGCAGCAGCTATATCGGTTCCGGCGTCTCTTTGATAAAGTCGGGTGACAGTATCACGCTATCCCGAAATACGTTTTCGGGCGGAACCTCGAACCCTCATGTCTACGCAAATCTCGTCAATGGCGCTGGAGGTCTTGCTGGAAACCTCGAACTCATCAACAACAACATGGGTGATGGGGGTTCGCAGCTTGTTGTAGACTGTTCTGCGTCTGTTACCGTGATCGGTGGCGAGATAGAGCAAGCGATCAGCAGCAGCAACTCTAACAATGCGATGATCGATCTGAACGGCGGAAGTTGTCAAATCGGAAAAGCTGTTATTGCTCCTGCGCAGTTGCAAGCAAATATCGGTGTCGGGAATCCGTGGTACGTTCGATTCGGCAACGTAAAGGGCGGCGTGTTGCAAGGCGCGCGAATCGCAACCCCCGCCGACTTCCCGCCCATCCTCGTAACAGCATCGGCAACCGGAACCGTCATCAAGGCGGATAACACTTGGTCTGGAATGACGACCAAGTACAGCGATTTGGCTGCGGACACGAGGGAGGAAATTTCAGTTCCGATTGGGTCTGGTGGAACGTCCCAGATTCTCAAACGCACGAGCTCAGGAGGGGCCGTAACTGTCGCGCAGTTGAGCCCCGGCGAGCTATCGACCATTGCGGGAAATACATTCCTCGGCAATGTGTCTAACTCAACCGCGAACCCTGTCGCCGCGCCGCTCCCGTCCTGCACGGGGTCTGGGAGTGTGATGCAGTACGTGTTAGGCACGGGGTGGGGTTGTCACGCTATCGTCCCCGCCGATCTTCCCGTAGCAACGACTTCTGCGCTCGGTGTTGTCAAGACGGACGGCTCGACGCTCGCCAATACCGCAGGCGCTATCTCCGTCAACGCTACGACCATCAACGGAACGTCCTGCACTCCTGGCTCGACGTGCAACGTCAATGCATCCTACACTAATTCGCTTGGAAGCGATTTAACCATGCCGGTCGCCGGAACATATGTTGATGGGCCGAGTGTTGCGCAGGGTAGCACTGGGACATGGTTCGCATCCGGCACCGTGACGCTCGACGATACGACAAATTCTGCTGTTTACAATTGCAAACTGTGGGACGGCACGACGACCATTGCGAGAGCAACACACACCCTCTCGACGGCGTCTTATTACACCTCGATTTCTCTTTCCGGGGTCATAACATCGCCCGCAGGTAATCTGCGTATTTCTTGCAATGAGCAGTTCCAAACAACGGGCGTTATGAAGGCAACTGACATTGGTGGCGCAACGAAGGCGTCAACCATAACGGCGGTCAGGATTAATTAATGATCATGGTGAAGCGTCTTTTCCTCGCAGCGGCCTTATAAATTAAACTAGGACCATCGATGAACGACGACAAACTCTTCGCATGGCTAGCATCCGTCAAAGGCGACCCTCTCGCCTTTGTGATGGGAGCCTTTCCCTGGAATGAGCCTGGCACAGTCCTCGCCGATTCCTCCGGCCCAGAACAATGGGCCTGCGACTTGATGAACCGAATCCGCGACGGCCTCGTCGACATAAACACCGCCATCCAAGAAGCCATCGCCTCCGGCCACGGCATCGCCAAATCCGCAACCGTCGCCCAGCTAACTCTTTGGGCCTTTTGCACATTCCCTGACACCCGCGGAGTCATCACCGCCAATACCGAAACCCAGCTCAAGACCAAAACATGGGCCGAACTCGGTAAATGGTTCAACCTTTGCTTCTTCGCCCGCGAACATTACACCCTCACCGCTACTGGCCTCTTCTCCAAAGACCCAAACCGCGAGCGCACTTGGCGCATCGATATGATTCCGTGGTCCGAAAAGAACCCAGCGGCTTTCGCCGGCCTCCACAACAAAGGCAAACGTCTACTCCTGATCTTTGACGAAGCTTCCGAAATTCCAGACATAATCTGGGAAACAGCAGAAGGCGCACTTACCGATGCCGACACTGAGATTATCTGGCTTGCTTTTGGCAATCCCACACGAAACATCGGTCGTTTCCGTGATTGCTTCCCGGGAGGTAAGTTCGCTAATCAATGGCACCACCTCCAGATCGATAGTCGCAACGTCCGAATCACTAACAAAAAGCGCTTGCAAGGCTGGATTGATGCCTACGGCCTCGACTCCGATTTCGTTCGAGTTCGCGTTCTCGGCGAGTTCCCCCGCAAAGGCTTGATGGAATTCTTCTCCGCAGCCGCCATCGACGAAGCCATGTCCCGTGAAGTCCACGTAGACCGAGTCGAGCCTCTCGCCCTTGGCGTTGACGTCGCTCGCTTCGGCATGAACTCCTCTGTTATCTTCCCCCGCAAGGGCCGCGACGCACGTACTATTGATCGCTTCCGCTATAACGGCTATTCCACAACCCAACTCGCCAGCGAAGTCGTCAACATCAATAACCAATACCATGCCGATGGAATCATGATCGACGGTGGTGGTGTGGGCGGTGGCGTGGTCGATCAAGTCCGCGCTGGCCGACTCTTTTGCTACGAAGTCCAATTCGGCGGCAAAGACGTTATCCACAACACCATCTGGGGCAACACCGGCGAGAAGTACGCCAACAACCGCGCTGCCATGTATGGTGCTTGCCGAGCTTGGCTTGAAACTGGGGCCCTCCCGCCTGACCCCGACCTCAAACGCCAAATGATGGCGATCCGCTATACCTTCAACGCCAAGGACGAAATCATCCTCGAACGCAAAGAGGACCTTGTCGATGAAGACGGCCAAGGTATCTCCCTCGACGATATCGACGCTTTGGTATTGACTTTCGCGCATCCTCTGTCACGATCGGCATATGCTGGTGGTGATCTTCCTCAGCCCAATCTCCATGTGTCCGAGTGGGACCCATACGCTCAAGAACGTATGCAAGCTTAGG